ACCAATTTCCCTACAACTATAAGAACCGTGATAATCACTATCCCTATGGCCCAGCCACCAACATTCAGCCTGATCTTTTGCCAGCGTGTAAGTTCTTTTTCTACTGGATATGGTTCTTTCACTTTCTTAGTAACCGTCACTTCTTTGGACGGCAGATATACCGTGTCCGGCTGTGTATTCATCTTTGCCAGAAGGTTTCCCAGACTATCAATAGTCAGCTGTGCCTGGGCATTCTTGCTATTAGCGATATCCAGCCAGTTCAGTATGACTTTCCCGTTCTCGTCACATTCCAATAAGGCCCGGATAGTGGCGCTGTCTGGCGGTAACTGAACTTCCACCAGCTTCTCTACTACGACACTATCAGCCTTGCTTTCTATCGGCACGTACTTTACCGTCCGGCAGGAACACACAAGAATCATGCACATGAAGGGAGCCAGCGTAATGCACCGGCTCACCTTCTTAATCATGTAGTCGTACAGGCTCATGGAAGCAAATCTTTGTATTCTTCAGCAGCATCAAAGCACGGACACATCTTGATCCACTCGTTAGGCTCCACAATGCCGTCACCATCGAGATCAGGACTGGTATCACGGTGGCCGAGCACTTCTTTAATATCTGGGTACTGCTTGATCAACTTGGCGATCAGTTCGCGCAGTGCCTTCTTTTGTGCCGGTGTACGGGTATCGGTTGCCTTACCGTGTGCATCCAGTCCACCCACATAGCAGATACCGATGGAATGTTTGTTGTAACTTAGCCCGCTGAACCCTTTACTATTGCAGTGCGCCCCGGCGATGGTGAGCGAGCGGCCAACTTCTACCGTCCCGTCCAGCCTTACCACATAATTGTACCCGATCGTGCTGAACCCACGCTGCAGGTGCATCTGGGTGATTTCCTTCTTTCCTATATCCTGCCCAGCACGTGTGGCCGAGCAGTGAACTACGATTGCGTCTATCTTATTCATATCTTCTCCTCCTTAATTAATAATCACTTGGCGGCTCCCTGTCTGGACACCCCCTTTTCTTACATTTCGTAATTTCAAGCGACTGGTTCTTTAATTCCAGTTCCTGATTTTTCTCCATCAATTCACGGATCCGTTGCCTGTCCTCGTTTTTCTCAGCATAAAGCTGGTCTATCTTTGCATCAAGTTCGTGAACTTTATTTTCCTTCTTCTCGTATAGCTCCTTCCATTCAGCCGCATAACTGGTGATATTGTCAGCTTCAGCCTTGCGTGCGGCTGCTTCTTCCTTGCGCTTTTTCTGGTCATAGAACATGAATACGCCCAGCAAAGGCAGCAGGATAGTAGTTACTACCCCGCCAATAATATTGGATATTTCACTCAGCTGTTCCATACTTACTCCAGCATGATGTCCAATGTATCCAATTTGTTCATCGGCCATTCATTCTCCTTGGCCAGTTTCAGAACCCCGTCTTCGGAAAGCTTGTCCAAAGTGATATCTACTTCTTTGTCCAGTTCCGGCTTACAGACAGCATCTACTCTTTCCTGATACGCCTTGAAGCTTTCATTTACTGTCTTTCTTTCTTCATCGGACAGTTCCTTCCATTTGCTTACTTTTTCTTGCATAACCTCGATATTGTCCGGTTTGAACTTCTCCTGCGCATCCTTCAATAAAGCGTCGTACGATTCAACATGGGGACGCATAGCCTTCCGGTTTTTGATAATTTTGATTGCGTCCTTGTCATCCATTGTTTTAATCTTGGCATCATCCAGCATTTTGTATGCTATCACTAATTTCTCCAGTTTCATAATTCCTGTTTTTTAGGTTAGATAATTGAATTAGATGTAATTGTTTCATTGAAGGTCTTGAACGCTTCAGCGATCTTCTGGTTAAGGGAAGCCATCGCTTCGGAATATTCCTCGGAAGTGGCATTCCCGTACACATTAAATGAATTGGGAACATTGACTGATCCTATCTGTTCACCGGTCTCAGAAACTACATTATAGCTAGCTGATGTGTTGCTGCCGGATTCCTTTCCGTTTGAATCGTAATTCACCTGCTCATTGCGGTTGTTGATCACTAATTTTACTTGTTTTGCCATAACTATAATTTTTAAAGGTTATCCTATTTTTAATTTATCATTATTCTAATTGAACTAATAGTATTTTCTGACTTAGTGTTTTTATTTACAACTACGGCATTGATATATATCAAATTATTTTTCCCAGCCTCTCTAAATTTATCGAAAAGCCCTTCTGACGTGCCGAAGATAACTTCTTTCGTTTGAGATGGAGATATGACCAAACTCGAAGTGCTTGCTCCGTCAAACCCATTCCATATAGAACAATCAATATTATACTCTTTATATTCTCCGTTTACTTCTCCTGTAGCTTTTATCTTAATCGTATGAGATCTTACGGCAGAATCCGTATTATTAAATGTAATAGCTGCCGTACTTAGGTTTTTGATTGATGATTTAAACAATACAGGACTAGATGAACCTCCGTTTGAATCATAAGGAGTTTCCAAATAATCACTTACATTTGACCAAACCTTTTTTGTAGACAATGCAAATTGTGATATACTACCTGTAATTACAGCTTTTGCGATATTCTTAATTTTGATAAGATACGCGTTTTTTTCATCGTATGGCATTGGTACTTCATATCCATTAATACTTTTGTCTGTTAATGAAAGCAAGAAATATTGAACATTATAATCAGACTTGAGACCTCTAAACTCTACATAAGGGAAGGTTCCTGTAATAGAAAAATATTGTGAATCTTTAGCTAAAGCATCATCTTCTTCTATTGGGTTCTTATTATATCTTTCAACTAATATATGCAAGTTACCCATGTCTAATGGAAGTTTTACATCATTAATTGTAAGACTTGTATCGGACTGCCTTACTACCTGTATAGGCAACATCATATCCCCGTCATTATTGAAATCCCATTCAAACACTTTATCTTGAGGAACATTAGTCCTTATATAAGGCTCTGCCTTTGGATAATACCCCCTAAAATCTCCCAATCTGTAAGGGCCTTTAGTAAGGTAATTATAAGTATATGCGTCACCTCTTTTGTAAATATCTATAATATCACCGTCAGTAGGAGAATATCGAACGGTAAGTCCGCATTTTAGATCGTCACCTCTCCACCATTCTTCTTCCATTGATGTAAAATCCTTATAATATACAACAGGCTTATATTTAGCCCATCTTTGGATATTCGCCCCACTCTGAAATGCTGTTATAGCCATATTATTGACATTACCTCCATTTGCGTTTAACGTATCACGGATATCATCCCACTTTAAATTTGTTGCAGGTAAAATTTCATATACTGCCATTGTTAGCCCTCCTTAATTTTAGTATAACAAGTTAAATTACCTTCGACCTTAAGGTCTCCTAGTACAACAACATCACCTTTAATAGTGACATTGCCATAGATAACACCTTCATGCGGAAGGTACACTTCTTTCTCAACCACCTTTTCAATTACCTTTTCGGTTGGGATGTCGAGCTTAAATACCCGAATCATCCAAAGTACGAACTTCTTCATAGCCTAGCTTTTTAAGTTGTTTCTCTAAATATTTAACTCTGTTCTCAAGTTTCTTGATTTTCTTATCGGTTCTTGTTTCATAGTTCATCAAATGTCTAGCCGTGTGTACAGCGAATGTGTAGGCTACCGTTGCATAATCCATAGATAGGAAATTATCATTATCATTAACGGCCCACGGAAGTATCTTCTGTGCGTATTGTGCAGATCCTCCCAAGTTCAGTCTATTTTGATTCATGCCATGTTTATTCCATCTGTAAATAAACGAAGGTGCATTTGCAATTTCTAACAGAGATAACTTTACTTGCTGAATGATTGATTTGTATCGAATATCAGATCCATAGAACGTACTGCCTCCACCAGAAAGAAAATCTCCGTTTATATATAAAACTCCATTAGATCTTAGTTCCATTGTGAACCACTGTGATGTTGATCCAGGAACAAAGAATGAAGCGACATCTCCGCTAGTTCCATTCCAACTCATTCTTACAAACTTAAAATTTGTACCATAAGCTATATCTAGCGCGTATGCTTTTAATGTCTGGCAATTAACATTACTATTGCAATCAATATTGCCTTTACATTGAATATTTTTAGGAACGTATAAACTATTATAAGTTCTCATCCATTCGCCATCTTCAGCATACCATCCTACGCCATACGAGTTAAAAATAAATCTATTTCCACCCCATGTCAATAGTCCTGAGTTACCTCCTGTTAAACTTTTACCAATTTTATTGGAACCGATAGCAGTTATTTCAAAGAAGTCATTATATCCAGAAGCATTATCGTAGTTAGTTCTTAAAATATTCCCATATTCGTTTGCTATTTTCCCCCCATAAGGCAAGTAAATGCCATTGTAAGCTACAATTTGTCCTGTAACATCGCCTGTTCCGTCAAAATTATTCCCCCATAATTTTCTAGCGTTTTGCAATTTTGAGGCTGAATTTACGTTGTCATCAAGGAAAGCTATTGTTTTCCAAGAAGTCCAACCTGATGTATTAATTCTTTGTCTTGTATATAATCTGGCATTTGTTCCATAAGCTATTTGATTAACCCAATGGCTATCAGTTCCTGGAACTGGATAATTAGCATTTGAAAATTGAAATAAAACACCATATTCAGAAGGCTTATTTGCAGAATTAGTAGACCAAGCAGAAAGTCCATTATTTTTAAAAGATGATAAATCACTAGTGCTGCTTGTAACATTTAAATATTTTGCTGTTAAATCACCATTATGAACATTATCTATCTTGTCGGCATTGCTGGCATTTCCATTAATATTAATACCCCATGTACCACTAGCACCACTACCCGTTTTAGTTGGTGCGTCTGTAATTCCATACCCGGCCAATGTAGTCGGTTTGCCGCTGGTAATATTGCTCCAAGAATGGTTATGACTGCTTGCGGCCGCACCGATCCCGGCCGGAGTTATATTGATAGTCTTAGCCCCGGTTGCGTTATAAGTAAACTGGTTCGTTCCTTCTGTTGTTCCTCCGTTCAGTTTTACAATTAAATTCTGCTTACCTGTGACTTCTGAAATAGTCGGCCAGCGAGTCACGTATGCAGACGGAGCAGCCTTTAATAATGCATCCCAATTAGCGTGCAGGTCAGTAATATTTGCAATATTAGTCGCAAATACCGAAGGCTTTCCGGAAATATTGCCCCATGCAACACTACCAGCTTCGCCACCTCCTACTGCTACTAATTTTCCGTTTTCTTTTTTAATAGTGGTACCATCTACTACTACTCCGTCCATGATTGTGGAAGCTGAAACCGGATCTATTGCATAGGTAGTAATACCCCCTGTTACGGCTAGATTGCCCTCTAGCGTAATTACTCCGTCGGCTGTCTTATGAAGGCGAATGCCGTTGATATATATATCAATAAATCGCTGCTCTCCGCTATAACCCATTAGAGTTATTTCACGTGGTGACCTATCTTCGCTCCAATATGTCTGTCTACACAAAATACGTTCGTCCATATCATCACCGACTTCTATAATAAAATCAGATTTAGATGTGTCAATTTCTTTTGTATATATTTTCCAAACGTCAGATCCCCCCATGCTACCTTTTATTATAGCATTTCTGTTTAGAGTTATATTTCCAACGCTATCTAAATTTCCGCTTACATTCCTAGTTCCGTCAAAGCTACGTCCCCACAATGTGCGTGCTGTTTGTAACTTAGTAGCTGATCCGGCATTACCTGTAACATTAATACCCCATGTTCCGCTTGCTCCGCTTCCTGTCTTTGTTGGGTACTTGTTATCAGATTCTGTCTTGGTATAAGCATCTGTGATTCCGTACCCGGACAGGGTTGAAGGCTTTCCGCTAGTTATGTCAGCCCATGCGTGTTTGTGACCGCTTAGGCTGAACGTACTTGCTTTGGTCAAAGTTAGAGTATGTCCGCTAATAGATGCAGCAGTTACGGCATTACCTGTTCCGGTAACACTGACAGCATTAATTCCATCTGTTATACCATAGCCAGCTAATGTTGTAGCTTTAACAGCATAGTTTTTTCCTGACACCCAACTTTCGGTTGCGTACCCTGTCAAAGCAGTAGTAAGGTGCGACTTATTGATCTGTTCCGTGGTCGATCCGGCCAATGCCGTCCACATGGCAGACTTGTCGAAGGATGATCCGCTACCCTCTTTTGCTTTCAACACTTTAGATCCTTCCACTTCTTGCCAGTAGATTGTATCATTGTCGATCGGGAGACCATCATAAATTGTATCAAAGCTTTGCCCATTGCTAGCGTACATAGTCAAAGCCCCAGTTAATGCCAGATTTCCTTCCAGCATTAGCGCACCATCCTCCAACTTCCTCAGCTTAATTCCAGCAATAGTAACCCAGTCCGATACTGCCAGCGAAGGTGCTGTAATAGCTCCGGATGCCTTGATAGCGGCCGTGTTAAGCACAGAGGAAAATGTCTTTTCCCCGGTTATTGTTTGCTTTGTTGCTAATGTAACAAATGTGCTGTCTACATAGCTTCTATCAGCTTTTGTTTTTAAGATTTCTGCGAGATTATCTGTTTCAGCCATGCCGGACAAAAACGCTTCCAGTTCCTTCCACTTGTTTATGATGTTATCCGTATCAGAACCTTCCAAGAAGTCACTCAGCTTATTAGACACAGCTGACAACTCTGATTTAGTGGCATAGTTTTCTATAACCCAATTCCGGGTTGCATATCCCTCCAAAGCCGTGGTTAGATGCGACTTGTTGATCTGGTTGTCCGAAGATCCGGAAAGTGCAGACCACATGGCATTTTCATCGAAGGAACTTCCTGCACCAGCATTTTTTATGCGAAGTACATTGTCAGATCCTTTTGTGATAGTTTCTTCATCAACAGTTACGCCGTCCATAATGGTAGATACGGATCTACCAGCCGAAGCATAAAAAGTCATTGCTCCTGTAACAGCTACATCTGCATCAATGTAGACAACACCGTTTTCTTCGTAGATCTTTTTCTTTGATTCTCCGACTGAGAGACCGGCAGTGAAATGCTTTAATGCTGTTATCTCCTGCTCGGTATCAATAGTAACATATTTTGAAGCGATCTCTTCTTTCGTATAGAAAGGCTTTTCACCAGTAATATCAGACCATGAATAGGATGGTTTTGTATCTTCAATCCATGAAGGCTTACCTGAGATATTATCCCACTGAACTGAGCCAGCCTCACCTCCCCCTCCTTTTGCTTTAAGCACCTTGGATCCATCTACTTCATGCCAATAGATTGTATCGTTGTCAATCGGCAGTCCGTCATAAATTGAAGGAACATTAATCTTATCGCTTGCATACATAGAAAGTGCACCAGCAGATGCAATGTTGTACTTTGTGTAAATATAGTCTAACCCATTGCTATCCTGCTTTAGTTCGAAGTAGTTTTCTATTGATTCTGGAGTCTTAATATACTCTAGTATCCCTTCAAACAATCTCCCTATTCGCTCTGCTGAATTTTCACCTTCTTTAGTTGCGTTGCGAACGCTGCTGGCTAATTCTTTCAATGTATTTAGCGAATCTTTCATGACTAATCTCCTATAATTCTAAAAACAGTTCTATTGGCTTTTATTTTCCCATACCCTTTATAAAGCGGATACTCTTCCTTCCTGTCATCAAGGAACATTACACACTCCTTCAGATATCTGTCAGCGATGGAAAACGCATCATTATAAGCCATTACCTTCTCCTTCATATCTGGACGAGTGCTATATTCATCCTCCTTCTGCACAAATCCATATCTAGTTACGCTCCCATCACCATTCTTCACGATTCGTGCATAGGTATAATATGCCAATGCGGTCTTAATACCCATGAACATCTTTTTCTCTCCACGCTTGTCTTCATATGTCCCCCCCTCAAGCAGAATCACGTATTTCTCCGGATGCTCTTTCACATCAAGGAATAGGGAATCCCCAAGAGCTGATTTGATATCAATATTCTCAGACTCCCGTATATACGTTTCTATCTTGTCTTCATCAACATGCACAGACATACTACGGGATAAAGTGGAAACCTCAAGCGTTGTTATCAGATACTCCTGCATTTCTTACATACTTTAATGGTTGTACACTAAAATCCATTGACGGGTTTGCTACCTCAAACCAGTAGCGGAAAATACGGTCAAACGTGCGCTCTATCAAGCGTTGTTGCTTGCTGACAATAGAATTATAATACTCAAATGCATCCTCCAATATATCTCCAGAAAAGCCCACTTTCCCGATACGAATACAATACCACGGCTCCTGCCCATAAGCGGAATAAATTCTCTCTACCACGCTCGCATCTGTAACGGTAAACTCCTTATCATAATTCTGGGTCGTGAATGGGATAAATTCAGGCATTTCTTCGTCATTTTCAAGCGTTACCTCTATAAGCTTCAGAGAATTAGTATCACCCTGTAGCTTTACAAGGCTATCAGAGAACCCGTCATCCTCCGGAATCTTTATTTCATTACCTTTTTCATCGTATCTGACACTATCCGAACCTTTCTTAGTCACGACCATACCGGACGGAAGGAAGTTATTCCGCACATTTCTGTACTTTACGTTGGAAAGCCCCTCATCCGTACTCATCTCGGTAATGACACGGTCAGATTTACCTATCGGATAAGTCTGTTTCCCAGCCATGGACACCCATAACACCTGCCCTTTGTAATATTCAATACCACCGGCAGCTTCAATCTGTGCCAGGACAACAGATTTCAGCGGATTAAACACATCGATATAATCGATATTCTCTTTAACGACGCGAATCTTTTTCCCTTTCCTGGTTTTCATACCGCTCCAGTCTGGATGCACGGCAATCTTTGCCACATATCCGTTATCATCTTCCTCCACCAAACGGCAGTTCTCAAATGGGATATGCTGAACTTCCACAATCTGGCCCAGAATATTATAATTTACATGAACAGCAATTCCATTGAAATCAGCCATATCCCGACATACCAGTGAATGTATGTCATCAGCCGTATCTCCTTTCCGGTTTACCACATACTCAGAGAAAGAAACCTCACGGAATCCGTTACCTTCAATAAAATCTGCGAAACGGTCCGCACATTCACTTCCGGTAGAACTCGCTGCAATGATATTTCTTACCGTCTGCGGATAGAGGTTATCATCCCCGTAAGACTGTATTCCAAGTTGCTGCAGATAGCGTATATCTACCCTTACACTGCTCTTCTTTCTAAGCTCCTTTACTTTCATAATTCCGTGAGGTTTTAATTTATTCAGCGCCTTCTACCGCTTCTCCGTCTTCATCGGTCTGTCCATCAGTAGATTCATGATCATCCCCATTCTCACTGCCTTCTTCACTTTCTTCCGGATTCTCCTGCATATCAGCAAATACTTCCAGAGCCTTGTTTACGTGAGCTGTCAGGACTTTTTTTGTAATATTCTTTCCGGAGATTTTATAACCCTTGAACTCTTCCTGAATTGACTTGCTTGAAACTCCATCCTTCATAGCTTCCACCATGAGAGAAACAAGCTCGTTATTAATCACCACATTTCCATCCTTTCTGGACTTTACTCGTTCCTCCCAGTCATCGGGTTTCTTTGAGAAATACTTAATGTTGTCCGGGTATTTCGCCAGATACTTCTCTGCAGCTTCATCAGTAAGATTGGCATTCGTGTACATTTCCGCGCTTCCAAATCCCATCTGAAGGAGAACGCCATTCTTCAAACCGTATTCTGATTTTTCTTTCATCTTTCCGTTCTTGTTAAGATACACACTCATTTCTATAACCGCATCATGATAGCAATCGCTACAAGATGTACGGGCAAACTTCTTGTCAAGGACAAGCGTATACAGATTCTCAATCTCTACCTTGTCAGAAGAAGAGAGGGAAGCAATGCTTCCCAACTCTTTCAACCTATTAACCACATCTATCACTTCCATATCAAGCTGCTGGTGATGTCAATGTATCGATAGCCGTCTTGGTCGTTTCATAGTCTGTCTTGTAAAGGAACAAAGCAGATTTTGGTACCTTAGTTTCCTGTAAGGATATGGACCAGCCGCCATCGGTTTCTTCAGAGTATTTATCATTGCTGATTTCGGCAGCCTTCAAGCCTTGGTAGTAACCATAAATCTGGAATGCGGAATCACCCGGATTCTCTTCTTTCTGCAAGTTTTTTGCCTTGTTCTCCAAGATTACCACATATTCACCGTTTGCCAGTCCGTCAATAATGTCCGCACACACGTCCGGATCATTAGCAAGAATCACCATGTTCACCGTATTGGTAAACGTATTCTGATAGGTACCGACAGCAAGTGCCGTATTCGTTCCGGTAAACGGAGTGCTTCCAGGCACAATAACCTTATAGGCTTTCTTACCTTCCTTCAACGCCAGCGTTTCAATTACATTTTTACGTGTTGCATTGAAAGCTACCGTAGCAAAATCCACGTCCTTCCGGTTCATGATAACACCTTCCTGCTCGACTCCAGGAACGAGCGGATCATCGCAATTCGCCACGATATCTCTTTTTATTGCATAATCACAAATTCCTGACATAATTCCTCCTTTCATCAATAAGCTAACTGAAACAAATCATCCTGCCCAATCTGTGTTCCCATCTTACCAGTAGAGTACAAATAATTCATACGGTCTTTTTTATCAAACCAAATGTCCAATTCTGAAATCAAGTCATTTGCTGGGGTACCTACCAGCATTTCACGAGGAGAACCAAACACAGCACGATGAGGAAGATTAAGTTTCGTTCCGTCATTCTGGTATTTCATAATCATTCTATCCCACACCGGAATCTGGTATACAGGAACACCATTATACTCTGTCACTTTCATTCCTCCAAAGATCTGTTCCCATGTAAGGATTTCCTTGTATTCACGCTTCAAATCTTTTGTCAACGCATCTGCAAGTGTTTTAGTACAGAAAATACCAGCACCCGGCAAACCTGCGATTCGAGCATCAGCATTTTCAAGCATCGCATCGAAGATTCCGATTGCGACTCCAGACTCCTTCAACTTGCTAAACTGCTCGGCCATCGTTGCTTCACTATTAGCTGCAATAGCTGTTTTTTGACCTGCACTGGAAGTTCCAATAGTAAAAAGGCGTTTCCACAAGCCATCGGTTGTTTTAAACAACTCAGTATCAGTCCCTGTAGACAAGACTCCAGATTCAGAATGAAGTTTTGCATCCTTATCTGAGAACCATACAAAGCGCCACATCATGTTCATCATTGCATCCTTCAGTGCTGGATATACAATATCATCCATATATTCAGTTGAAGTGAGATCACCGATTTCTGTCCCTGTTTTCAGACAATATTCTGCAATAGTATTAATCAGATCTGTATAACACCATTTTAAAGGAACTTGCCAATCACCAATCGACCATTCTTTCTCCAGAAATTGAATGGTTGCATTTTTATAGCTTGGATTACAACCAGATCCGGCCCAACCGACATCACTCATTGCTCCGCGATACCCAATTTTTTCACCATTCTTTGCATTCTGTACAAGAGTGAAGAAACGTTCCAATTCAGGATCAGTAAACGTCTCTGCAATAATCAAGTCTCTCAAATTACGAATCGCACCATTATCAGGTGTCAGATTACTTAACTGTTCCCACGTCATCTTTTACCTCCTTTTCTTTTTTCTCTGATCTCATCCAATTTCTGTTCAATCTTACTCGCATGCTTTGTTTCAGGCTTATTGCCGTAAGTGGTCGTACGTCCCGCTGGAATGTACTTACTTGCGGCCGCTTTAGTCAGCTTTTCAATACCTCCAGCCTTTGCTACCGCATCAAGTACCTTAATTTCATCCTCCGTCTTGGCATTCGATTTAAGGTCGGCCACCTCCGACTCCAGTTCATCAATGCGTGCCTTCAATGCCTCTACGTCCTCATCTTCACTTCCTGGCTCACGAATTTCCGTAATCACACCTTCTTGAACAACTACCGTTCGTCCATCTTCAAGCACAAACTCGCCATCAGGAGAAGCCGGATCTCCAACTTGAATATCTCCCTCTTCACGTTCCACATTCAATTCTTCCCCAGTAGAGGTAGTTATAACCATACCTACTGCCGGAACATCTTCAATTTTTGCGTAACCGCACTTTCTCAGGAGACGGCTAAGCAAAGTTGATTCAACCTTTACTTCCTTTTTCGACATAATATTTGTTTTAGGATTAATAATGTTTTCTTCTTTCTTCGCTGAAATAGCCGGAACTATCGAAGAAATGAATCCGAGTTCAATCGCCTTCTCTGGGCCGAACCAGCTATCCGTTGCCATCTGTGTCTCCAGCACATCTCTATTTTGCCCGGTACGCTCCACATACAGGTCCAGCATCTTTTGTTTCTCTGCTCTGAGGTCTGCAGCAATGGATTCAAGCCTTTCAGGAGTAACCTTCCCTTTCAATAATGCTCCATCACCATATGGATCATGTATACAGAGAGACGAATGTGCGTATGCTGTTCGTCTTTCCAATGGAGCTGCAAGCAAAATCACTGTAGCCATACTCGCACATGTACCCACAACCTTGCAAGAAATCTCCTTACCGGAAGCACGTAGAGCATCATAGATTGCATACCCTTCCACACAGTCCCCTCCACAAGAATGGATTTCAACATCAATACGATTATCATTTCGATCCATCCAATCCATGAAATATTGTATATCTGTGAAGGATATGCTATCCTCACCGGAAAGCCAATACTTTGCCTTATCCGAGTCAGGAGCAATGTCTTTGTTGATAAATAGTTTAGCCATATCTCGTAATTGTTTGAAACAAAGGTAAGAAACAAGATACGGCTATAAGAATTTACGAAGTCAATAACACTGACACGCCTTGTCAGCAAAAAATTAGGGTGAGCTCCAGCCCACCCTAATCAATTACATTTCGATTTCCTGTGAAAATCTATTCACAACTCTATATATAGTCCTTTCATCCACATTGTACTCATCCGACAGATACTGGATTATATATGTTTTTTTATGCCCCTCTTTATTCAGCCTAATGTACTCCTTGTACAATTCGATGTATTTTACATCATTAGGCTTTATTTGCAGCTGGGTCATCTGTTCTAATACACTTTTATGCGTCACCACAAATTCATAGGCTCTCATATACTACCCAAATTCTCCAATACTTTTACACGATTATTAACTCTGGTTATCTCCTCAACAGAAACCACAGGACGTATAGCCTGAACTCCCTTTGCGACTGCTCTGGCCAGCATATCCTCTCCAAGAGTCTGACTACTTGTCTGTGTTACGTTGATAGGCACTCCCCCTCCCATCTGATTAAATGATGAAAGCAATGGAGCAAACATTGAGGTGGCTCTGGCCGTCATTACCGACTCACCGTTACTCAGCTGGGCAGGTATGCTATCACTGGTTCCGGTTCCTGGTCCGGTAACTAAACCACCTGTTGCAAATTTAGCACTTTTTACTGTATTTATTGCTGTTGCGATATTAGCAAGTATAGTAGTTACAGTAGTTGCAATTGCAGCAATATTAGCAGGGAAAGGCACTGATTGAGCTTGAGCTACACCTGCAGCTATTGCTTTACCTGTATTTATCGCAATTTCTGCAAGAGCTAATGTTTTACTCAAGATAGCAAATCCCTTATTTGAATCTCCTAATGCTTCAAAAACAGATGATAATCCAGATGCAATCGAACTTATGGCTTCATATTTCGCCTGCTCAATCTCTACTTCCTTTTCTGCAATAGCTTTCTTTGCATCAATGTACTCCTGATTGGCTAAAAGCTTACGATTTAGGAACTCCTGCTCACTCTCCCCTTCTTGCTGCTGTATACTATTCAACAATTCTAATTTTTGGGCAGCCTGTTCCTGCAATATATCCAGTTCACTTGCACCCGACTGCTGAAGTTGCATAATCTCGTTTTCCATTCTCACCCGTACGGCTTCCTGCTGTTTCTCCGAGATCTCTTTTTCATGCTGTGCCACCAGATCATCAATCTGTCTATTATATTTATCTACAATGGCCAGCTTCATCTGTTCAGTCAGTTCCTTGTCAGCAAGCTCGGCATCACGTTGTACAAGTAGCTGCTGCATCCTAAGCTGATATTCCTGCTCACTACCTTTCTTTACTGCTTCAAGTTGTAAAGAAATTAGCTTGCTACGGTTGTCTATCTCTTTCTGTAACTCCTCCTCAGACAGCTTTTGCAACTCAGCAGCCTTCTTCTGTTCCAGGGCTTTTATCTGGTCGTTGATAGCCTGCCGGGCTTTTACAGTAAGGTCAGTTTCTGTATTCAGTCTTGCGCGTAAATCTTCTATCTGACGGGAATAAGTGAATTCTATTTCTTTACGTACCTGCTCACGCTTATCTTTAACGAGAGCCAGCATGGCATCCTCTGCCGCTCTTACCGCTTCCACCTCTTTCTGCTTTGCTTCCTTTGCCTTATCCGCACCTTCCTGACGTATTGAATTCAGGGTATTTTGCTGTTCAGTCTGACGACCATAGCTGTCCTCTTCCAACTCGCTCAAATGGTTTACTTCTTCACTCAATTTTCGTAAATCTTCGATGGTGCTCTCTGACAAACCAATTTTACCAATAGCTTCATCGGCTGTAATAGCACCACTTTGCAAATCCTCAATTGTTTTAAGGGCTTCTTCTGTAACATCAGTATATCCAAGCATATTCGCAATTCTTGCTTTTGCCAAATCGGTTTGAACTTTTAAATCCTTTTTTTCGAGCTCATAAGCCTTTTCAGCTGCTTTTGTTCTCTCCTGAGTAGACAGAGTCTGATCATCAGCAGCCTTTTTAAGTTTCTCAATCTCTGCACGATTAGCCGCACGTGACATGGAAAGCATAACCTCTTTCTTGTCGATCTCATTCAATACTTCCGCCAACTTCCAAGCCTGCTTCGTTTCGTCAGCAATCTCTTTCCCTATTCCTGAGAATACACCTTTAACGTCCTCTCCTGCTTGCTTGAAGTTTCCGGTGAACAGATTTACCAGCGCACTACCTAGCTTTCCAGCCCGGTCTATCAATATATCAATTGTAGCACCCAAGGCCCCCATTATCTTGTTTGCGGTTTCAACACCTTTTTGCGTTTTCGTAAACCAAGAAACCAAAGAAGCCAAAGCAACAAGTAATGTCCCTATGCCCAATCCCAACATAGCAGTTCCAAGTAATTTAACAACCCTTGTCAGCCCTGTTGTAGTTTTTGCTATCTTAATCAAGTTCTGATTAACCCCAGCAACATAATTCTTCACTCCACCTAAAGAGGTAACCATTATGTTTATCTGTTGGATAAATGGAACATTGGCATTAGCAGCTTCCATAATAGCTTCCTTATAATTCCCCACATTACGGTAATATCGCTGCGTTTCCTCCTCGCCCTCCTTCAGTGCATTCGTAACCTCATTTATACTTTTTTTCAGCTCCTCACCTCTAGCCCCCTTTCTTTCAGCCTCCGACAGAGCATCATATTCAGCCGTCAAATTGGATAACTGAGCGCGAAGCGATCTAAGACTTCCCTCCTGTTCTTTCTCCTGTTTCAACTGATTTTGGACAGTTTTGTTAATGATACGTATGGAATCATTATAATCAGCAATAATAGCTTTAGTAGAAGCCATAGCTTCATTATACTGTTGCCTGGAAATCTTGCCCTCGCTTAATTGTTTTTTTAATTGTTTCTCGGCATTACGTGCCGCATCAATCTTTGCCTGATAATCCGCTATCGCCTTAATAGCATCGCTGTAATTCACCTTAATATCTAAAATCTTTTCTACCTTCTCTGCCATAGCTTAATCCTCCAACTGAAATAATTCACATTTACAAATCCCATTCTCACCAACTTGTATACTAACGATTGCATAATATTTTCCATACTGAGACAGATATACAGGTATGGACATATCCAAATCTTTAAGATCAACCTCTCTTATTCTAATGCTCACATTTATTACCTTTTGTTCTGCGACAATAGATTTATATCCCTTATAATTCTTATCTATAAGTTCCGGCCAAGATAACCCGATAAATGTTGGCTTTGTACTATTTACAGACGGAAGAAGCAGAATTCTTGCATCATCATCCTCGTCGTACTGTAAGTTACCCTCATCATCATATGTATAAAGCGGGATATATGCTTTATCTCCATTGGTTTCAGTAGGAATAAATGGTAAAGTTATCGCTTCCTTTTCCAAATCCAGCGTTTCATCATTTACTTTAATAATGCCACTATACTTCCCATAATCATCCTCATCGTATGCGTACACATTATTTTGCGCAAATTCACTGTAAGAAAAAGACATGGATATTGGTCTGTTATCCATATAAGTAGATACCAGATATTTACTCCAATCATACTTTCTGCTTTTATTCTCAAGGATATATTCAATAGGATAAAACTCTATTTGATTGTCATCTCCAGGAATGGCAAACAATCCCAACATAGACATAACCCCCTTAATGAAATCAATCTGCTTAATGTCTGGAAGATTAGGTATGTAATAATAACGGTTATTTATTGTATCATCCCCTGAAGCTGGAGCCGGAGTTGGAAATGCAACCGCCTGTATTGTTATACTTCCAGATATGTCTGTTACAGTTGTTGCACTAGAAGCTATTCCTGTAAGATAAAAATACATAAGATGATTACTACCTGTACAATCCAATACATCTGTTTCAGAATCGATTTCTATCACATAATAGTCTCCTTGAATAGTCCCAGATGCACTAAACAAGGTAAACATATCATCATCACCATATCTACGCATTAAATAACCAGTCAAAGACAAATTTTCGTATTCACCGGAAACCTTAAACTTCATTTGCCCAGAAACTCTGTACTTCGTATTCTTAAATTTGTTACGTATCCCTGAGATGAATGTTCCACTAACTTCATTTGTAAGATAATGTGCCGCATAATAGAAATTATCAATTTCCCGACTTTCAAATAGAACAAAATATCCTATCGGACTATCGAACCTATATGACCTGTTGGCAAAGACAAGTTCCTCAGCGCTCCCTTCAGACACGATATCAGAATCATATCTTGTGGTCAAAGGAATGATAAGCCTATCCAACATATCATTTCTACTATGAATATTGAACGTTACCCCACAATCCTCTTGTATTCTCTGAAGTATTGACTTCACAGACATACATGGATGATACCATATCGTTTCATCCGTATCTTTAAACCCATAGTCAATAAAATACATGGGAGGGAAAAAAGCTCCGGAACTAGGTCTTATCCAGCTAATATACGACGTTTCATCATAAGATAGATCCCGCAATGTCTTATTGTCATTCACTATGCTTGCAAATTTCGTAACATTGCCCCATGACAATGCGATATCAATTCCATCATTAATCTCAAGAAGAGAAACATTTCCCTTGCTAATCAATTCAACTCCATTGCGCACATATCTACCGGCATGATTTATTCTCGGGAACCTTGTACTACATGAAGGTATATGCGCACCTTCAATTACCCTTTTGTTTCTAGCTGTCAATGGTAGATTAATGGTATAACTATTATTGCTTACAATCTTACTCACATCAGACAAGAAATTGCTCTTGTAAGACAATGTTACATTCGTACCACTTCCTAAATCAACAGGCTTATTGTCTATGTACAATTCTTCTTTCATAGCTTCTGTGTGATTATGTCCGGCAATACTATTGAAAACTCTATATCCTGCAAACTCTTTCCTTCATCAGAAACGGTAGAATTATCGATTCTCACAGGAATCCATACCCCATCTTGATACATATCTACCATAGGAGATCCGATAATCGTTCTAATCATCGAATAATAATCACGATCTACCAATGAGGCACATATTCTCATGGTATTAGCAACCTCCATACCCTGCATACGAGAAACTCCATAATACCCTCGTCCTCCGACCTCATAATCCTGATACAATTGTTCCCCATATTGATTTGACTTCATATCATCCTGACCTTTAGAAAAAAGCCAATACTGATAAAAGCCATGGCGGTCTATCCAACGCAAATAAACACCATTGCCACATTCTACTTCTTCAACGGAAATATAAGAAGGCTTAGATGAAAGATCTGAATGATGCATGGACGTATCAAAATACGATATAGTAAACGGCAAATCTCCAAATTTACGAACCTTTCTGGCATCAGTAATACTTTCTCCAATCGCTAGGCTGCCCCAAATTGTCACAACACTAAATTGCATATTAGCTCCAGAAATCTCAATCTTAACATCAATTTCCTTACTGGATATCATCTCTCCAACAGGATCAATATCAAACAATGCCTGCAAATAAGGAGATACATCAAGAACAACCTTTGTCTTGTTAGAATCCCGGTCATCAACAAATGCTCCCTTTACAACACGAAATGTTCGATCAAATGTAGAATCGAATGTTCCATAATTCTGCAAAGCCCCTTTATTCCCAATCAAGAATGTAACTTCCCGATCTGTTTCTACAATAATCTTGTTCGGGTTAAAACAAAAACATACAGAGTCCGGATAATAGACTTTGTAACTACTTATTGTCCCTTCTCTCATCTTTATTTAAATTTATATGTTCGACTTCACTACCAAACAAAAGGCCAATCTTATCAGACATTCTCTCTATTGTTCCTTTTATCTCAGAAGAATAAATATCACTCCGTCCGCCATTCCGGAAAAGCTGCGTACCTTCTCTCGCAATCTTACGGGCCACAAGGTAAGCGAACGAATCAGGCTTCTCTACCTGGATACCCTTGTCATCCATCCATTGCCGAATGATCTTCCAGAATCCTGCCGGTACTTTCCCTCCTTTGCGTCCAGTTTCCAGCGTCCCGAATGCGCTACGCCCCCACAGAATACCGCCATCTTCCGTGACCTCTACCTTCATGCTGGCTATCGTCCTGCCAGAAGCTACCTGCTTTGCTTCCTTATGGTTCTCGATAATCTTCTGCTTCAACGCTTCCAGCTCGGAGGACACCAGCTCCATCACCTTATCCCTCAGCAGAAGTTCCATACACTATCTCCTTCACAGTTTTTGTAGGACACATCACAAATCCCCTCGTTTCCTTCAAAGGAAGCTGGATAACAATCCCTGTCACATTTACGTCCAACTTATCATAGAACACCGAGTACGGAATGTCACCCTGGACAGGCTCAAACATTCTGCTTCTGTTCACATTCAGTATAAATTCCCTAGCCAAAGATTTGCATCGTTCTATCACTTGGTCATTCTCTTCACCAGAAGAATCATGTTTTATCTTATCCATAAAGGCTATCATGCAGTTAGGAAAGTCTTTCATCTGCATAGGTCCCACATTCAGACTTCCGGAAGACGGAAGTACATACATCACAGCAGGGAGCTGCATCTTGTCAAGCCTTACATTTGCAGCCTGCCAGTTCTCAAACAGATAGGTAACACCCATCTGCTCCACTATTTTCTTAACTTTCTCTTCTACCGTCATTTCTTCTTTTCCTCCAAGATTTTTCGTAACCGACGTTCATATTTGATCTTTCTGGCATCCATATCTAAACATTTATATACACGTACCCAAGGAACATATTCTACCGCTTCATGGTCCGTTATCCCCATTCTCAGTGCAAAGTAGTCAAGCTGTCCGAACGGCCCGAAATTCAATGATTCTGCCCCGGCCTGCTTCTCCTCCGGTGTAGGAGGTACGGACGTGGAAGCAAACAGTTTGTTTATCCGCTTCACTTCCTTGGCTACCCAGAAACAGAACCCTATAACCTCGGATGCATCAGCCTTCATCACCTCACACGCCGACATTCCCAGTAGCACACGACAGGGCACCATTATAGTTTCCATTTCCGTACTGATTGACTGTAACTGCATAAGCTCACCCATGCTCATGTCATTCAAAGTATCAGGAGTCCTGACCTTTCCTACCTTCCACGGCTTATGGAGCTTTACAAGCTCTCCTTCTATACCATGGGACAAATTACCAACTACCAACAATTCCTTCACCGTCATATATTCCCAAGTTTTGCTTTAGGCCGCTTTAAAACTGGTTTAATTCTAAAAAACATCGCCATAATCAACATGTCAAGATAGTCGGGAGAGCGGCCAAGTATCTCCTTCATCTTCTCCTTGCTGATAATTCCTTTCTTCCTTGTATCCGCATCAATATGATCCTGCTTCAACACCCCAAGTTCTTCAATTATTCGCTCCTTCTGTACTTCCGTACATACTATACGGAGAAGGCGGTTGTTTATCATCTCCGCCAGCTTGAAGGCACATTCCGATTTCAGGTTGTCATACTCAGGATTGATGGGTCGTGTTCCTCCATGAAACTCCCTGATCCCGTTCAGATAACTTTCAAGATAACTTCCCAGACCGTCAGAGTCGGCTATCATACGGCTACGAGGTATGGAACATTCTATCATCATGTGCTTCAGGTCTGTCTCGATGGATTTCCCAGTACTGTATTCCTGATCCAGCTTGATATAGCAGACATTCCCTTTCCAGTGTCCAGCAATGAAACGGTCACGTCCCTTCATGGCAAGGTCAGCAGATCCGGAAGAATCCCCGGCAGGCTTGACAAACTCATTCGTGAACAGGTCACAGATAGCATCGTAATCACAAAGGGCTGTCGGGTCATTGTCATACTCCCAGTTACCGAAATACAGACGTTCCTTGGTTACCCTATCCTTCGTATTCCGTAAACTCTCGATATAGTCCTCTGTGGCCCATGGATTATCCTGTACTAGCGCCTGAATAAAGGCATACGGTTCTTTGAGCTTACCCTCTTTCCACGGCTTATAAAAATCACGATACAACCAGTTTTTCTTCGGGTTGCAGGTGATAAGTATCTTTCCTGGAATTCCATATACATCGTTCATATGTCGGCCGATACGTGTCTTCAGTACGTCAAAGGCAAGGTAATGCACCTCTCCGGCTTCTTCTATCCATCCACCAGTGTATTCCTTTGAGCCCAAACGCTCATACATCGGGTCTTTTACCGGATAATAGGTCAGGTCAATATAGACTATCTCACTTCCGTTGTCAAATGCTATCCCTTCGTTGGTTGTCTTGTATGCCGTGAAACCATGTAATTTTGCCACCTTATTAAAGGTTACGGTTACTGACTCACGGCTATCCTTCAGATTATTTCGACCGACAAACCAGCGTGTGCCTGGAAGGTAGTAAGCGCATTGCATCAGCCATTCACAGCCTAGCCATGATTTTCCACCACCTCCGGCACCACCATACAGCAGAAACTTCGTCCTGTTATCTCGAAGGTAGTTGTAAGCTAACCGCTGCTTTATGTTCACGTTCTGTCCCATATCACTTCAGTTTATCTGCTTCTGGAGTATAGGGAAGAAAGTCGAATCCTTTGAATGGTTTTCCTTGCGTCGTATGGTCCACTTCCTGCTTATCTGCCAGCCCTAGGGTACGAGCAATGATATTCGCATTGAAGGCTCCAACACAAGCCCCCTCGAATTGTTGAGTCTTGATGGTTTCCTCCACGCGTGCGATGACCTCCAAAAAATCTTTATCCCTTTTATTTATGCAGGCAGAACGAAACTCATTCCACCAATTTGTAGAAGCACCCAAATACACACACATTCCCATGAGAGAGTATGGTCGTGACGTGGGAGTAACCTCCTGCTGTGTCTGTTGTTGGTTCTCTATTACAATCTCCTTATCTTTTACAACCTTTACAGGAACAGTCTTCTGCGTTGCCTTTCTAGTCGTCCAAGGATTTTCATCGCACCATTGGAAATATTCACACGCCGCCTCCCACAAAAGTTCAGGCGTGGCAAAGAGCTTGTCCCTGCCATGCTTGCTTCTTAACATCCAGAACTTATTTCCTTTTGGTGCTGCCATAATCACAATTTTTCAAAAACTGGTAATATTTCCTTATCTAAATCCCATCTTCTGTTGTTGGGAAGAGGAAGAGTAAATTCGTATCTCAGAGCTTCAATGTATTCATCACGCAATGCGGTTCTTTCGTTTATGACGGAAACCTGAAAAGATGATCCGCGCAGTTCCCGTGACTTGTCTACCTCGATGCCCTTCTCATATATCCTGAAATCAGAACCGATAAGTTCTTCCGTAAGACGGCATACGTCTGCCGTGGAATGATAATGCTGGAAATACCATTCACCAAAACGAAAGTTTGCCGTGAAATTGTCTGCATCCAGAAATAAGGCTTTTGAACGGTAATCGTGCGTTTCCTTTCGCTCAGAAGCTTTCTGCGCAAACAATAAAGGAATACCCGACCAAAAGATCATACCACCTGGCTTGCACAGTGCAGAAAGGGAAAGAAGGACGTTCCTTTCATCGTCAAGGGAATTTACGGAGTTCAGGACGCTGTCACATATCACTACATCATACAGGCCATACTCCGACAATGTCTTGCACACGTCCGCACAGTCCTGACGTATCTCCTTCTCGTCTATCACGTCAACTCCGTCCTTCCGGTGAAAGAACTCTATCGCGTCAATGAGGTATCCCTCCTTTTTCAGCCTGGTGGCATAGTCCTTCTGTCCGGCTCCGAAGTCAAGCACATGCATATCCTTCGTGATGAACGGAAGCACCAGACGCTCGTACAGCGTGGAATGGCTCCTGCTGCTCGGGACACCGTTTTTCTCCCTGAGACGTGCCTTCTGTGCAAAAGACTGTATGTAAGTCTTTCGCTCCAGATGGGAGTATTCAAAGACACCGTATTCCTTCGAAAAATAAGACAGGGCCAGTTCCTCCTTTCCTTCCGGAAGTACATAGACAAGCAGGTCCATACCTAGAAGCTTAACCGCCTTGGCGTATACGGTGGATATGATAACCTTTCCCTCATGGTTGCATACGGCATTCGCAAACTGGCCATAGCGCAGAATCATCTTCGTTAGGTCCACTACGCGTGAGTTATTCCCTCCCTTGGTAATGATGGCTATATCCTTATTCTGGACCATAAAGAACCCTTCCGTTCCTTCAGGAACAGAAACACGAATGTCCGGCTGAACCTCTGACACTTCGCATTCAGCATAGTTGTGAAGTTGGTTAAAACGCACCTCGTCCGTAGAGTTCACCCCGTCCAGAACGAAAGCCGGGACATGAGTATATCCCAGCAGCTTCATGGTCTTTGTCCGCTGGTGCCCTGCCATAATTCGTTTGTCCGACCTGCGGATAATAATAGGCTTGATAATGCCAAGCTCAGTTATCGACTTCTTCAACTCCTCCTGAGCTTCCGGTGTTAATAACCTCGGGTTATACTCTGCCGGATTCAATGATTCTATATCAATATATTCCATCATAAACCAAGCAGATTATTTACAAACCCAATCATAACTCCGTTCTCATCAAGATACTCTGCAGCACGCTGCTTCAATCCTTCCAACTCGATATCAGTAATCGGAATCTTGTATCCTTCAAATGCCAAATACTTTATATGGGCTCCAGCTTCGTAGTTTTCATTCCGAAGTACATTGTGAGTATCTTCTACTCCACCAGGAAAATCATCCAAATCAGGAAAACTAATGCCTTCTAAGCCCCATTCCATTAGTTTCTGACAGTCCCACTCAAACAGACGAGACAGATCCCATTCTCCATTGTTCACATTATCACGGATGATGATTTCCCGCTCACGCTCCTCTGTCAAGTTCGGGATGAGCACTGTAGGCACTTCCTCAATTCCAAGCTGAACACACGCATCATAACGCTGGTTCCCTGCTATGATGACAAGTTCTCCCGTCCGATCAGACAGGATGATTGGTCGAGCTTCAAAATAGTCTGGATTCTTCTGTATGGATTCCTTTAACTTCTGGAGTTGTTCTTCCGATATAGTTCTCGGGTTGTTCTCCAGCTTCTTCAATGTTTCTGTACTTCTGTAAATTACTTCCATAACTGTTATTATTTGCGTTACAGAAACAAATTTACCCGATAACCGCCACAAAGCAGTTACCGGGTATTCACAAAGCACTGACAACGGCTGTCAGTGGAATTATAAGCGAGCTATCCTCTTTTCTAAATCTTTTTTAGGATTTCGCAAATTAGGTAACATATCATACCATCCTTCTAACTTATCTTGATAGTTGTTGAAAATTTTTATTAGGGCACTTTTTAATTCACTCCCTAATCCTAAATTTACTGCATAATCATCAGCAGTACATTCTTCTTCTAATATGTCACTAAATTGTTTGGGATTTTCCTGAATGTAAGCATGCCCCAATTCATGTGCTATTAAAGCGAATTCTTCTCCCTGAGAAAAATTAAACCTTGAACATTGAATTCTATATCGCTTAATAGTCATAGGAACTTGAGATGTATCAATACCATATGGATTATTAATATCCGATACATCATCTGAACTTTCTACTATAATATAATCTATATGTTGTAATGATTGACCATATTTATCCCAGAAATCATCAAATATTTTTGTATTATCTAAATTATTGAATCCCATATATTATATTAGTTTATATTTACTCACAAATTTAGACATTAAAATCATATTCCCAAAAACTAAGTTTTCCTTTCACATTCATAATCGGCTTATCAAACAGTACCGCATCTTTCAGTACCCAGTTCCAGCAACCTTTCTCCGCCCAGACTGAAGGATGGTTCTGTACGCAGTCGGATATAACCACGCTACCGATTATTGCGCTATGCGGAAGTTTCTCATTACCTCCATAAAGTTTATTTTTGTGTGGAATTACTTTCTTAAGCTGCTCTCTCGTTAATGCTTTCCACCCATCCTTAACTGTATTCTTTGATGAATGTATCAGTACCCTTTGGCCGATATACTTCTGAGGACACTTCCATGTCCGGTTCTCGATGTCTTTAATACCGTGAGCGATTAAGCTCGCCCACGGCTGTTTTATGGATATTACTTTCATTTCTTACTTGTTGGATTATCACTTATCTCAGTTCCATGATATACAATTCTGTTAGCAGCTTCATCCAGCGGCAAT